TGAAATAGTTATTGACGGTGACTTCGTATTTTCTGACCTTTTTCATTTTAACACCTCCGTTTAATTGTTTTCCCAACCTTCTTACATATATATAGTATACTCTATTTTGGATGGAAAAGCAAGAAAAATCATCAATTATTTTGAAAAAACTTCCACAAGTCTGATTTCTATGATCTGTAGGATACACCTTTGTATTCCAAATTGTTTTCATAAGCTTTTCTTATATTGGAGTTTTCTAACTCTATGGCATTCCTTAGAGCAATTGTCTTCTTATCCGATTCTATCATTTCCACCCCTTCACTATCCAACACGTCCCCATTCTCATTGGTTTTGTAAAGAATACCAGGCCTTGGTATATCTATCCCCAATTCCGGAACTCTTCCATGAACAGCATACAGCCCTTTTTCCAGGAAATCAGCCTCTAAACCTATCTTTCTAACTTTCTTTCTCATCATTTCCTCCGTTTAATTGTTTTCCCAACCTTCTTACATATATAGTATACTCTATTTTGGATGGAAAAGCAAGAAAAATCGTCAATTATTTGGATTTTTTTTTATTCGGGATTAGTCGGACTATGGCGAATACTCAAGTCTCACGTATTATACATATATTAAAGGTAAAAAAAAAGAACCCTACTAAGTTATAAATCTTAATAGGGTTCCGGAGGAACAAATCCCTAAGGACCTGAACCGGGAGCTAGAACGGATCCCGACCGTTTATCAAATCACGTAACCAATTTTCGGCTTTTTTGAGTTTCAGTTTCCCAAGTACATCCGCCATCCCTTCCGTCACATCGTCATAAGCGCGGACAACTACCCGGAAGTCTTGCTTTACTTCTCCCTCTTGGATTTTGTCTCGATATTTTTCGACCATGTTCCTGGTCACCTTCGCTGCTTTTTCCACCTTTCTTTTCAATTTGAAAATCAAAGGGAGCACAGCAAAGATTCCGACCAACGCACCACCGACACCAGTCACAGCCGGAAGGATTTTACCGAAACTGAACCCACCGCCACCATCACCTGCGGATGCAACTGTCGTTACTAACAAGATCATCAAAACTATACGGACCATACGATCCTCCTTTCGTTAAGTTAAGAAAAATTCTTAGGATCATTTATCAACGAATGGTATTCCCATGCAGTTTCCCGATGCTTCTTATGTCCAATCCAAAACGCAAACTCGTCACGTAAATCCAAATGTGTGCTATACGCAATGCCATTCCAGTAGATACCTATCCCATGAAAACCAGACAGCAACGCTGCTTCAAAAATCGTCCTCGCATCAATAGGCCCGTCCATTTCCACATAATGACAATCTCCGGCGAGACCTCTGGGGTGGAGAGGAGAAGAGTGAACACCAGTGGTAAGACCATTCGGTGCGAACACAACCCGTCTGTTAAGAACTCTTCGAAACCTGTCGTAATGTATAATCAGGTTAGCTGAAACATCATCCAAAGCAGCACCAGTACGGACTACCTCACCAGGTGTAAAGAATTCAATATCTCGAAAATCTTCTACCTTCACGGAACCCTCCTGTTAATCAACCATTTTCATGACGAAATTGAAAATAGCCACTCCGAAGTAAAGCATCATCGAACCCATACCAGCGATTACCCAATTCTTCATCGCATCGATCCTATCATGTATACGTTGAGTTTCTCTTCGTCGAATTTCTCTGTCGACTTCCCGAGATTGCATTATCGTTTGTATATCAGTCTCATTCCTGTCAATACGATTATCATGGTCACTATGTGCACCGTATGGACAGATCTGTTCAGCCATCGACTTACCTCCTAGCAACATCACTCCTCTGTAATTAAGAGTCTTTCCCTCTTCTGTCAACGTATCCGTAATTTCTGTAGTAAAGCGACACTTCTGACAAGGACCCGGAAATAGCTTCACCTCTCGACCTGATCTGCGCTGAATCAGTTAAGAGGCGGACTTGTGCGACAGGATCAGGCCCGTAGTAGTTTGTACCACCATCTTCTAGTATCTTGTCTATGTACGCTCTGAAAAACCCATTATCTGCAGAAGCAGGAGCACCAGTTGATGAACCCCAAAGGTCGACGTAGAAAGCTCCGTCTGAACCGCTATTATCAACAAGAACTTGAAGATTCCCTAGAGCGGCAATCGTAACACCGGACGGAAGCGTGAGTGAATGTAAAGTAGTAGATGGGGTAGCGGCAGGAGTCACACCATTCACGTCAAGTATCGACCCACCTTCCCAATGGAATTCATCCCCGTTCTGGACAAATGGTCGAATCTTAGTAGTTGCGTCGACATACTGGATAGATCCAATTCTTCGATACTTGTCGTAACTTTCCGCACCTGCATTGTCGTCGTTTAACAAAACGGAAGCATCAAGATTAGTATCAAAACCAACATCAACACCTGTCCCCCCACTCTGCGCAATTAGGAATACATGATACCATGTGTCGTTTGTAAGCGTCAAACCACTTGTACCATTAGAAGGGAATCCTCCAGCATTGTTACCTTCTGCCCAAGCGGCATCTATTTGTTTTGTTATCGCTGATGATAACTTCAAGATGAACCCATTCGCGGAATCAATTGCATTACCTGCTTGAACATCTAGATCATAAGCATCTGTGGAGTTAACCGACATCTCAAGACCATCAATCATACCACGAGATAACTGGAATAGCTCAGCTTTCAATGTGTTAAGGGCGTCATCCACATTCAAACCATTAACGTCCGTAGAGTCATTATAGATACGCGAAGCCTTCAGTTTCGCTTCTATAGCCTGATTCAACTGATCCATCCCACTAGAAGCAGTTTCGCTATCAGTATTCAACGTGATACCTTCTTCTTCGATCACATAAGCAATTTCTTCTTGGATCGCATTCATCTCGTTATGCCGTAATTGCGTAGCATTATACGACCCCGGCAACTCATCTCTGTAAATTGCTATTGTATCTCCGTGTCCGCTAGTCGTACTTCCAGGGCTGTCAGCGTTCGTACATCTATGCATCTTTATCCTCCTATTATGGTAACTTTACAAAAGTCATTTGAGAAAACGCTGGCTTAAATTTATTGAAGATACATTCTAATATATCCTGATTACCATCAGGATCAGTATCCACTTCAACTTTGAAAGAGTACACTGAAAGAGATGAGTTAAGTCGTGATCCATCAATATCGCCAGTTGGCATGTGTGTTACTCTTTGTATAGAACTATCATCTTTATGCGATGTCCGAAAGACATCCCCAACAGGGTCTTGTGTGATTGTAACCGTCATGTTCAAACCAGCTGCATAATCCAGAAAAAACTGTTCTGTTAAGCCAGGATATTTAGCGAAAATCTTGTTGTGTACTACTTGCTGTCGTTGTGATTCAGTATCAGCTAAAGGAGAGCAACTATCTGGTAATCCTGCAATTCGTTCCCAATCAGTTAGTAAGCCAGAATCAGTACTCAAACCAGGAACAGATTCTTTCATTAAATCTACAAATGTCTGTGAAAATCGTTCCAACTCCAATGCGAATGGTTCTAACATCTTTACAATGTTAGATCCTCCGAGACTGAAATTCCAAATCGGACCTCGTGGGAAGAGCCTTTTCAACATCCCAACGAACTCCACGAATTTATATTTTTGTATCGGTACGAATTCCTCGTAAGCCATATACTAACATCCTCTACGAGAAGTAAACAATATTTAAGACAGGATACTCAAAACCACCCATTTCCACATCCTTCACACCATTCGCAGACAAATTCTTGTCAATATTTGTTATGGTGTAGTCAGCAATACCCGTAGTGCTGATCGCATTTCGGATACCACTGATTAACACATTTTCACCAGGAGCAGCAACATCATCAAGGTAGCTATTAAGATTTGATAAAACAAGAGCTTCAGCCTCAGCTTGAGTCGCTCCAGCAGCAGGTACTACACTCATGTAAATATCAATATCCGCAGGTTGTATTGCTTCAACAAATAAATTAGTGGTCAGAGGCATACGATCCGTGATGTAGTTTTCAACTTCTGTTAATTTAGCACCAGACGGGATTGGTGTCCCACCAGATGCTTTGCAAATCACAGTCACATAGCCTAATGATGGGGTATTCCCGAATGCCCATGCATCCGCAATTCCATCCACTTCTTCCGCCCAAGTTTGGAAATCAGAACGAGTACCACCCGCTGGAGGAGAAGAAATCCGTGTACGAATACGGGCTCGTAACTGAGCGTCGCTTTCCGCGTCGTCCCCGCCAGTCATACCACCGGAACTCACTACTGAAGTCGTAATCCCAGCAATAGGTTCGACCAAATCTAATGAATCCCCAGCACTTGCGTTCCCAGAATCTCCAGGCTCTGAAGCCGTTGCAGCAGCCGTAGCCGAACCACCACTAACAGTCGCAGCAGCTGTCGTCTCGTACTGGACCCCATCACTATCAGCAAGTAAAGTACCAGACGGTATCACAGTCCCATTAGTCCCAGTGAAATCAATTGAACCAGTAGCAAATGAAGCAGCTTTCCTTTGGAGACCCCAAAGCCGTGCATGCCGGTCAAGCATCGTGCTCTCTGCAGAATCGAAAAATAGTTGATCAGCCAACCAAGATAACCATCCGTATAGAATATGAATAGCACCGCCGAATACCCGTGCAAGAATCCTAAGGAATGCCACCGCAAGTAAAGGAGTATCCCCAGTAAGTCGACTCTCGATGTCCGCCTCGATTCTACTTATTATTGTCTTCAGCGTCGGTCTGTCAAACGGCATCTTCTATCCCCTTCGTATAATTTGCGATTCCCAGTTATAGTAATAACGGTATGTAAATTGCCCCACTCCTGAAACTTCTGGTCTTACTACATTCACAATCAATAAGACAGTCCGACGATCTTCATCGACAGCCGACACCTCAACCTTTTCAGCCACGCCTTGACTAATCATCCAGCTCAATGCCTCTTTTGCGTACTCTTCAGACAAAGTCCGGACCCTCGTCGTATTTTTAGCTCTACGCAATAACCATAAACGTGACCCTACAAAAGGAGAATCATCGACAGCGAACCCCCACCAACCACTTTTTTCGTTCACACCATCAGGTAGCAAATCCTCTTCATCCACTCGTTTATTAGTAAAGAGTGAAATCAGAACAGCGGTCTCCAATCCTTTATCACTTTGGACGTCCCTTTTCGATTCTTCAAGAACGATATCTGCATGCCCTAAGATCGGGTCATAGACAAATCTTATATCAGCTTCTGCTGTCATAATTTTGCTGCCTGCACTTTCTGACTTACATCGGGGTGGACCGCACCAGTTAGTGAACAAACACATTGCCCTGTCACTACACCATTCAACGGATTCTCAAGACTTGTCCCAAGAACGACTTTCGGTGAGTTCACGACGACCTTAGTCGGTGCTTCGTGATATTCTTCGGCTACCTCTACAGTCATCTTATCACTTTCTAACTTCACAAAATCACCATTCATATTGTAAATTGCGACGGCACCCTCCGGAAGTGGCTTGATTCGATACTTAGAACTATCCGTAGCAATAACGACACCATGTTGCTGGTTACCACCAAGAAATGCGACGACCCCTTCTGAATCCTTTGGCGGATGCGAAGTGAACCCATACTCTTGGACTCTCTCTATGTTATCGATCGTCTCATCTTTCAAAAAACTAAGATCAACTGTTTGTAACCCACCGCTGTCATCAATAGCAGAAAGAATACATTTACCTACCATAGAAAGAATACGTCTTTTCCAAGGAGCAAACCATCGTTCTAGCATGTTAATCGTTTCACCAACCATACTTATTTACCGTGCTCTCTCTTACTGCCTTTTTTATCAATTTATCGTAGGCATCTTTACGTCTCAAGATCAACTCAGTAGTAGCACCATCATCGAATCCCTTAAAATATGTAACTGATGTGATGAGCAATTGTCTTTTTTCAATTTGAAAATGAGGCAAATTCACAAACACTAAACTATTCAACGGCCATAAACTACCATCCCTTTGCTTCCAACCATCCAACACTACCCGTAGTTCCATTGATTTAGCAGCACGTACACTAGCTTCAAGATTTGCTCTATTCTGAGCTTGTGTTTCGGTAGCTTGTGCTTCAGCCATGAATAACTTAGGGCGATACCTCTGGGAAGAAATAACCGGATCAGTCGCGCTCGCCTGGAAATTAACTTCTCTAGTAGAGGTCCATCCACTAGAATCTTTCACACGCTTCTGACCCTTTACAGTATACTCAGAGAATCTACTAGAGTAATCAACTGACATCTCTGCAGACATCACATTTTCACCATACCTGATTGAATCTTGTGCCGAGACCGTGCCCGGCTTCGTGATGATAAATCGTCCAATAGGATCAGTCAACATTAACGCACCCTGGAACTCGTTCGCCCTGTTAAGTGCTTCAAACGGACTTTCTCCAGATTGTAACTTAAAAGGAAACTTCGTGTAACTTGACAACTCGTTCACGACTTTAATACCAAAAGGTTTCAAAAGAGATTTACTCAACGACAGTAAATCAGTTTCTTTCCACTTCCCTGGTAAATTCATAGCAGAACAATCAACAATATCAGCAGTACGACTACGACCGGACAGAGTCACTTCGAGTCCTCGATCACTTAACGAACTGGAAATACTGTCAACAATCCCACGCAATACTTGTTCTTTACCTAACATAATGTCGACCTCTACATTTGGAGGAATTTTCCCAAGGTCGTCATCTTCTTTTGGATAGATCACTACAGAAAAAGAACCGCAAAGACTTTCGATAGAACGTGTCACCGAAGCCGACTTCCATCCAGTGAATTCGGTAGACCCGATCCGTAATGAAACGTCTCTATACATCTATCAACACCTCTATCGGTTCACCACCAGGAACAAAACCAGGATTATCAATTACGTGATTCCTGTCTAAAATATTCTGTTCGTAATCAACTGTACCGTAAAGATCATAAGACAACACAAGAGCTGGCGTTGATTCAACAAATGTTACTTCTACCAAACGTGACAAGTAGATCGCCTTTTCTTCAATAGCGTCTACTATACTAGTCCGTAAATCTTTCAAAGATTCAGAATAGTCAACGCTTGGCCCAGTCGATAGAATTGAGTTGATCTCTGATACAATGTTGTCCCTGTACTCTTCGGCTTCATTCAAAGAATCGTAAGCCAGAACAGTCACAAGTCCGGCTGCCGTAATTATAGCAGACTGTTTCAGAAGATTTACGAACGCGTCGTTTACTGTTGAAGTAGACGTTGGCGCAAACGTGAACAAAGTTTCCAGCTCAGCAAATAGAATCTTGGCGTCATCTTCTTCAGCCGGATAATCCTCATTTGCTGGATCAAATTCTGACGACTTGTCAGTAGGAAACAGACCACTGGGGAAAGAACCAAACGTCACCAAGTCGACAATAGCGTCGGACATCTCTGAAGCATTATTTATAAGCGATTCTGAATCAGCTTTTGCTGTCTCAAGCATTCTACCGTACGATGCTACGGATGCCAATAACAACCGGCCCTCTTGGATAGCACCAAGCCCACTGTTCACTGAAGCACGGACTTCCTTCACTTTATTAAGTGGTACTCTGCTTATATCAAAAGCCTCACGGAAGTCTTCTTTCAGCTCTTCCAAAGCTTTCAATTTGTTTTCAGCGACAGATACCGTCGGGTCTGTGACCTCTCGTAAAGATGCACCATCAGAAACTTCCACAAAGCGGAGATTAATCCGCATTACGTTATTTTCAGTAGAGCTTTCATTGGTAGTTATATTCTCACAAACTACTGAAACCGGTCCGAGGTACGGGTGGACTAATTCGCCTGGCCCGCTTTTCTCTTCACAAGCTTCTAAAAGCCGATCCCTCTGTTCGAGGTAATCTTCGCCAAGTAAATATCCAGCAATGTTGAATACCCGTGGACCTCTACCTAAATCTTGAGCCTTAGCACCGTCCCTTCCAAGGAATTCATGAATAACCGTCCTCCGACCGAACGTGCTATTCGTTCTATCGAAATGAAATGGTACATCGCGAAAACTCGCATCTAGAATTCTTTCACGCCATCCCATAGATAATTAACTCCCAGTAAATGCCAAGCCCATGTCAGTTCTTAGGCGAACATTCTTACCCGACTTACGTTCCGTACGAACACTAGTTCCGGGCTCCGCCTTTACATTCACATCAACTTCAGCATTATTTGTTTGAACGTTTGCTCCTGAATTAGCATACCTTTCCGCTGCCCGTTCAGTTGCTTCAATCCCAAACCCTTTCGCCGCGCTGGAGAAGAATTTTGATAGACCACCGAGGAAAGGGATTTTGTCTGTGATCTTAGAAAGCGAGTCCGCTATATCTTGGAAAAAGAAAGTAAGCGTCTGCATAAACGAAAACTTCGATCTGAAAGCATCTACCAACGTGTTCCAGTTCTTACGGATTAATCCGATATTATAAGACCAAATAGAAATAGCAGCGATTGTCAGAGTGATAGGTGATAGGAGGAAGCCAGTAATAGCCGAACCAACTGTCATGAAAACTCCCTTTAGCGTAGCCAAAATCGGGAGTATCTTTGAAACCACAAGCCCGAGTTTACCAGTGAGAAGTAGAAAAGAACCAAGCACTGTTAAAATAGGACCAATAGCAGCAGCTACACCAGCAGTAATTACTAAGAAGTTCTTAGTCGCATCGGAAGCTTTACTGAATTTACGTACTAAAGATGTCAACGACTTCGTGAGTTTCGTGGCTTTTTCTAACAAACCGGCTTCACCAATACTGATAGCAAGTTCTTGCAACGCACTGACTAATTCCTTCAACCCACCGAACAGACCTTCCATCTTCTTTTCAGCAATTTCTTGTGCTCTGCCACTTCCGTAGGTCAGTTCCGTAAGTCGCTCCAATTCGCTACTACCTTGTTTCACAAGTGACGCCATTCCAGGTCCTGCCCTTTGTCCGAAAATTTGGAGGATCTGCGCAGTATTCGCACCAGCATCTTCAAACGCTTTTACAAGTGATATGATAGATTTCACATTACCTTCAGAATCTATAATGGCGTCCCGTGGGATCTTAAGATCAGTCAGAACTTCAGCTGCTTCTCTAGACGGATTTGCAATCTTAGCCAGCATCCCTCGTAATTGTGTTCCAGCTTGGCTTGCTTTCGCACCTGACCTACTTAACAGTCCCAAAGCAGCAGAGGTCTCATTGATAGTCAAGCCCATCGTACCTGCGACCGATCCGACGTAAGTCATCGCCTCAGCCAGCTGCCCCATAGTCGTATTTGTGCTTGAAAAACTATGTGCTAAGGCATCATTGATAGCTGTCAAATCTTTAGACGTCTTCCCAAACGGTGTCATAATGTTTGTTGCGTAATCAGCGGCGACGCCAAGGTCTAAACCTGACGCAGCAGCTAACTGTAAAGAACCTTCGATTGAACCGTAGATCTCGTCTACGGATAATCCAGCCATAGCAAGGGAGTTCATACCTTCAGCTGCTTGTCGAGCACTAAACTGGGTAGTCGCCCCCAATTCTCTTGCTTTGTTGGTCAACCGTTCTAAATCCTGACCAGTAGCACCAGTCAAAACTTCAACCTGTTTCATCGTGCTTTCGAACCCGCCGGCCACTTTCAGAATTGCTGCTCCAGCTGCTACCGTTGGTAAAGTCACATTACGCGTCATCGTCTGACCGACGTTCTGCATGTTCTTACCAGTAGATTGTAGCTTTCTAGAAACAGACCCTAAAGTCTTCGAAAACTCATCAACACCAGTAATTCTGATCCTGATCGGCGGGATCCCGAAAGCCATCGTTATATACCTTTCATTCTTTTCTTGACTTGTTCAAGATATGCATCCGCTAGACCACCCCATTTTATGACTTCATCGAACGTGAGTTCATAAAGAGTCTTAGGCGTCCAGCGAAACACGAGCGCCATCACACCCAATAACTCTACTCCGTTATCGGGCCATCCGGCAAAAAAGATTGCACGAACCTCGACGCCTCGACAATGTCAGTTGCTTGAAGTTTCTTAACGAATGAAAGAGGTCGAGCAGTCATCTTACCAACGAGCTTGAATGAATCACCCAACTTCTGATTTTGAGCCGGCATATCCCACATATCGCCAGCAGTAAGTGGGTTCACGAATTCCAACTCTTCGACGAGCTCTTCACCAAATTGGACAGGATGTTCCAATTTCATTTTGTAAGGCAATTGGTTCTCTTCGGACATAGTCCCTCCTTGTAAGAAATAAAAATAGTAGAGTAGTCCCGGTTCTTACTACTCTACCGAAAAACTAAATCTCTTCGCATTGAATCCCTTCGAAACGGATTTCAATTTCTGCCTCTTCCGTAGTGATGTTACCATCCCCTGCGTACCACGCATTTCGCAATACGATTGTTTTACCATTCGCAAGTTCGAGTGTGATCGTAGCATCAGACACCTCAAGGATGTCATTCTTCACATCCAAATCACTACGATCAGTTATCATCCCTTCCACGTATGGTACTTGAGGTAATGATTTGTATCCATGGACTTGGTCATGCCCAACAATAGCTTCGTTTTTCGCAGAACCAAGATTATACGTGAAGGACCCCTTTACGTCCAGTAGTTGGGAATCCTTCTTCAAATACAAAATTCCAGCTCTTCGATTACTCATTGCATAGTCCCTTTCTTTATTATATCACACCTACTAAATTGACGGACTCTCTAGTAGAAACTGGATAGTCGTACCGTTCACACGAAGCTGGTTCACAAGATCCGGAGGCAAAATCCAGTCCAACCTGTTCGGGTCGCTGATCGAACGCTCAACAACAAGATCTTGCTTGAACTGATCAATATTCTCGACAAGCCCAAGTGCTTCCCATTGCCTGAACTTCGCGACAGCTTCAGCTTTTCCAACAGAAGGTGTCATCACTTGTTGATTCGGCGCCACACGAACACCATCATTTGCCAGCTTTGCACGTGGATATTTCGACAAAATCGTATTCCTGAAATCGAAACGGATGAACATCAACGTGAACAAAGTATTCGCATCCAGATAAGCAATATCCACAGCACCTGCGGCATTTGTCTGATACGTTGTAATGACCCGTTCGATACGGACTTTACCTGACGCGTCGACATTCGTAGTCGCTATACCATCGTAAAGTAAAGAATTTCGTTCCGTCAATGTGAAACGCTCCGACACCGTAGGAGCAAGTATACCGACAAGTTCCAGAGTTTGGAAAGGTCTTGCTGGATCAGTTTCAGCCTCACGTGCCACACGACCAGCGACTGCTGCCGTCTTTTCCCAGGTAGTACTCGGAGACCCAATACCAGTCTTAGAACCATTTTCAACAACCACAAGGTGTGGTGAATTTCGGTTATTACCGTAAGTTTCCAAATTGGTCAAAGTATCGCGAACCCCGGTGAAAGCCATTCCGTCAATCTGACGCAACGGACCGAATCGATCCGCCATTTCCGTTTCGACAAGAACAATGTTTGTGGAATCAGAAAAGCTCAGCACTATCACATTGTACCACTCATCACCCCAATTTGAAATTGCAGAACTGACTCCCGCCGGTGTACCTGTTCCAGTCGCAAGTGAACCCTGATCCGTACCAGCACCGATTGCGATTGAAACACCAGCAGGAAGTTCCTCTCCGTCATTATAGTTATAACGAAGATCGATATCATTCCCGACTTCCCCTTCATTCTTGGCTTCAATCGTGACTACACCATCAGAATTACTAGCAGTCACTGGAAGAGAGGAATCCGCCGTAATCGCCGCAACGATGGCTTCCGCGACGGCAGTCGGGTCATCGTCTTTCGCAACCGCAACTTGAAGTTGCTTACCAGCAACGTAAAAATAGACCGTTCCAGCAGCTGTTGCCGTACCAGTCACAGTCACGTCCAAAGTCGCCTTGGCGCCGGTCCCTTCGGTAATGCCCTGTCCGTAAACTTCCACGATCTTGTTGTTCTTGAACCAACTAATGAACATGCGATGTATTACTGAACCATCGCCCCAATACTGAGCAGCTTGATCCGCTGAAGTTACCTTATGGATGTCATTTGCTGTCTTTGATCCTGAAGCTAACATTTCCCCAACGATCAAGGCTTTATACTTGAGAAGATTCGGACCGAGGAACGCTCGGCTGGAATCGAACTCAACGTACATAAACGGAACCCGCAGGTTAGAAGGTATAGTCATGAACCTCTCCTTATGTTAAGTTATTTCTTCTTTTTCTTTTTCGACTTCAATTCATCTTCAAGATGTACATTTTCGTCCACAGGTTCAGGAAGACCAGAATCCTCTTTTCCCTCAACCATTTCAACATCCCCAGCATCAAGTCGTCTTTGCCAAAACGAGTTGATAGTCACCACCTTACCTTCCGCAGGTAAAGGGAGTCTCGTTACGGGATCCCTTAGAATATTCCCGAGTAAAGGTCTTACTCTAACTCTCATTCGCTACCTCCACATAAGTTTACGGAATATCAACTTCGTCAACGGCCTCAAACCTATCGGTATCGTCGTCAATATCGTACTTCGCAATGAACTTCTTAAAATCATCAAGCCCTTCGGTAGGTGTGATTTCAGTAAAGTAATCTATCGCGTAATTTACACGTAACACACGTACATCCTCGTCATTTTCACTGGAGATAGTGCCTGGAACTGAAGCTAAAGGACGGAGCGCCTGCACGTAATGAAGCCCTAAGAAATTACTATTGTCAAGTGCTTGCTCTACTTCAAACGCGCGCTCACGTAACCAATAATCCAATCCTGAACCCTCTTCTTGTGGAGCTCTTTGGCAGATATCTACCGTAAGATTCATCCTACGGTTTCTGTAAAGCGGGTTCTTGTTTGATTCCTCAACACTCTCTTCCTTAAAGTAGAAACATACGACTGGTAATTCGCTGATGAATAAAGTTCTGAATTCTTCAGCAATAACTTTCCTCACGTCAACCCACTCAAGGATTTTGTAAAGTTTATCACTGATTGAATTCAGCCTACTCTTATGCGGCATTATAGTCTCTCCAGATTTATATCAGTCACACCAGTCCCGTCAGATTGTTCAGGTATAACAGAATAAGCAATTCCACGAACCCGAACCCAATCACCTTCTTCCAGTTCACGCTTCAGTTCCGAACTACGTACCATCAACATTGGCGACTTACCTGCTACAGATAAATCATCAAAGTTTACATCTTGATACTCCAAATCAAATATCGCAGAAATAGTGTCACTCTCCCCCTCCCTTTCGTAATGAATTTCTACAGACTCCGCAAATTCACTCACGTTGAAAAAAACCTCCTCCAGGTCCGTTTCAAATACGGAAGACAGTCCGGGAGCCGACGGACGTGACACCCGAAAGGACCCGAAGGAGTTCGAAGAAGCAACACTAGTCGGTGAAATCATTTATCGCCCTTATCTTCCGATTTCGTTTCGAAATCAAGAATTGGAAGTAAAGCAGAAGCGATTATCGACATCACTTCGCTTTCACCTTTTATCGACGAAACTTTAATTGGGATGATCTTTACTTTGCGAACTTCCTTTTGGGCTTCTTTGTGGATCGTCCCGATACGCTCTTCTTCCTCTTCCAGATACTTCACAAATTTACGATTTAACCGTCGGAACTCCTCTTCCAATTCTTGTCCCTTCAGAGTCGACTTTGCTTTGTTCACTGCAGATTGATATTCCTTTACTTTTTGAGACGGTTCTAAGGTAGACCGATAACCTTCTACGATCCCCTTCACCGCTTCTTTATTAACGGCAATATCAACTGAAGTAAGCCAATCGACTTTCACCTTCGCCTTTTCTAACGTGCCCGGAAGATCAAATAAATCCGCACATTGCACAATTGTCAGTTCAATCTCTTTTCCCTTCATCTTTGGCTCCCTCGAAAAAGGTGGTAGTTTGAAGAACGTTGGATTTCAGGTATATTATAAAACCCACTCTCTTCTAGACATTTCAACATCCGAAATCTTTCGTTCTTAGAATTTGGAAATTTATTAATCCTTTCAACGTATTTACTCAACGCAGTGCTGAACACGTCAGTATGATACCCATTCCAAATAATCCATTCCCCTGCTCTGAATGACCTATTCGGGTCTAGTGGTGGTAATGATTCGATATACACATCCCAATCCAACCACAACGTATTCGGTACACATAACTCCTTTACTCTTACAAAATCAGACGCGATACCAGGATTCGTCATCCCGAAAGGAAACTCCAATCTTAACACTATCACTTCCACTCCGTGTAAAGAACTCCACCTTTCAACAGAATCTTTACATCCGCAGAGCTCTGGAGGAAGTTCAGTATATGCTTGGACAATTCTCACACTCAGCCTTTAGGGTTTTGTTAATAATTCATATTGCCAAAGACTCGATCCAATTTTAGTCATCAAAACCATACTCCCGCCATTTACGTTGAATGAATTTGAAATACCGGCACTGTCCGCATAGATAGCGATACCGCTTGACGAATTTACCCATACTACTATTGTGTAACATTTCGATGTGTCAGGAACGCCTGGAACCCATGATGAACCTCCACCAGTATGTGCGTCGACTATTTCGATATAGTTTGCCGTTATCGTGGTTCCGGTTGTGCCGGTTGACTGATTCAAATCAACTGTTTGTTTATCGCCGTTTAACAAACCATGGTTCAAATTCGGGAAATCTACAAATCCGGTATTCTGATGTGCGCGATACATAAGCATATCAGTGCCGGTTGAGTTGTGAGAGTAAAGCTCTAAATAATTCGCGTCGCCAGTCCCAGCGCCAGCATAACGCAAATAATACCCATACTGTTGATTACCGCCTGGAGTTATTTCCCAGAGACGGTGATCATCACCAGTGCTTGAGACATCAAAGACGAGACCGCCCTTTGTGTCGTCTGTCAATCCACAAAATACCCGGCCGTTAAAAATAGATGCGGTATTCGAATTGACTGTGAACGAACCGGTATCTGTATTGAAAATGATTTCGTCCTTATTTTTGAACTGAATCATTGTAAAGTAAGCAGACGTTGACGTATTGTAATGACGAAAATAAGACCCACCAGCATCTTGATGTGTTATGTAATTATTGTCAGAAGTATAACCAAGATGAGTATTCCCTCCGTCGGCAGTAACTATATTTACTTGACCATAGATATTGGTAGATCCATCTATTTTCAATTTAGTTGAATTATTGTATTTAAAAGCCATAGCTTCATCATAATAACCGGAAATAGTCCATGTCGGATTAGAGGATGACAAGTCAGAGCATAATATATTAAACCCACCGCCACTTGCTGTTGTCAAACGAAATATAGGCTCATCCGTCCCACCTGTCGATGACTCGTGCACATGTAAAGCAGACGCCGGGCTGTTAGTAAAGAAACCAGCCTTCCCGTTTGGACCGTCTGCACGAAAGATACTTGTCCAAGAGATGGGAGAATTGGATATTGAGTATTCCATACGAAAAACGCCGTCAATAAGAAGAAATCGCTCTGAGTGATCGGAAGACAGGTCTGGGTACCAGTCACCACTATAGTATGCGTTATTGCAAATGAAAAGATTGTCCTGATACTGCCCAATATACGATTTCACAGTATTTGAATTATAATCATTTTGTAAAACGATGTTACCTATACGATTATCATCAATTTTGAACACTGCGCGATATAGATCGTCAATCTTCATACCCCTATCGCCAGAAGCATAAGAAATCCAATTACCTCCTGTCTGGAGTCTACCTCCGAAATTAGTATGGGAGGAAACAGACAACTCAGCGTCCGCGTACAAATGACCAGTGATAATAGCGTATCCAGCTACGTCTAAGTAACGGCCAACGTCTAAATCTCTCGGAGTCGTTGCATCTCCTAAAGGTGCTGAGTATACAAGTCCCCTCGGAACGGCATCGGTTTGCGCCCCCGCTGGGAGTGAAGATACGAGACCGTCTGAACTATAGAAAGTAAATTTCGAGTCCTGATAAACGTTGTACGGTGTAAATACGTAGTTGAGATAACTATCAACCATCGTTACGTACAAATCAACGATTGTCGCCGAAGCATCGTTCTGGACTGTCACCGCTTTGAAATAATTTTCTGTGAGTCTTTGATAATCGAAAACATCAAGATCAATAAATGGTGCATCACCGAGTGACGCTTGTTGCTTCACTCGGAATCGAACTTTTGCGTTCAAACCACTCGAGGCACCAGAATTCGCTCCTGAAATTTCGAGCGTACACGCAGCAGACTGATACTGACCTGTCAAATTTACTCTTGCAATTCGAGTCCATTTACCGCCGCCAGTGGAACCGGAGCCGGTTGTGAGGTAAGAGTATTCGTACAAATCAGCCCTCAGTTTATTCTTTACGCGGAAGTAATGTAATGATTCTGTATACGTGTTACTACCGTCAATTAACAAATCACGAGTAGAGGAGCTTGAACCTGACGCGAAGTGCTTGAACTCATGGTAACCTGAATTGTGCTGTATGTAAAAAATGCCAGCTCCAGTTATGTCAGATTGCCAGGAAGACCCGTCAAAATACCTGTTTGTGGTAAGATAGGTGTTTCCTCCGTACATCCCTAAATAAGCTCGTCTAGAATTATTACCCGCCAATTTAAGCTGGTAAGAGTGGGTCGTACCTGTCGCTGAGATTGTTCCCTTTCCTTCAGTATCAAACGTCAATCCGCCAGTGCCGTTATTGTTGATCGCATTACCTCCGACTCGGAAATTGTGTTGACTCAGGACATAGCCGGACGGTCCGTTGACCACGAAATCCTGTGACGATGTATTTGAGTTTGCCGGAAAGTGCTGGAACGCATGATACCCGTCCCTATGCTGTAAATAATGCGCCCCGGGATCAGTTGAAACATCCGATTGCCATGATGAAGACGCATAATACCTATTAGTTGTAAAGTGCGTTCCTCCAGCAAATTGCCCTATATAAGTACTTTTTGTGTTAGATGAATATGGATTGAATAGCTTTACTTGATAAGCTTGTCCGGCACTTGCTGAGGTAATCGTAATATTATTTGCCCCAGAAGAAACAATGCTATCCCCAACCGTATTGACACTAAGTGCTTTTGGCATTTTGTTTACGGACATGGTGCCGGAAAGTAAAGATGACCCCCATACCCTTGAATCAATATCACGCCTTTCTAGTTCGTTCGAACTACCGAGGACAACGACTTTATTCGAAGACGCGTTTGTGTCGACCGAGATCAATCGAAATCTTGACCATACTTCAGTATACAATGTCGCACCGTCAATTACGTCCTTAAGTGAGGCCGGTTCAATTTGATCATCAGCCGCAATCTTCGTGTAATACCCTGAATTTGTGGATGTGATATTGTTTCCGTAAACGAAATTTGTCGGTTTGCCTGTCACTTGTGACCAAGTCGGCCAATCCGTAGCCTGCGCCGGAACACCTGATGTGATTTGAGACCAATCAATTGAAATTTCGTCGGAACCACCATCACCATGGGTTAGCGCATGAGTATCGAGAGACACCGTAAGCGAGTTACCAACATCATCATAATTAAGGACTATCCCCGAACCTTGCACAAGTAAAGAATTCACTCGATCGTCGACAGCTTCTCCAAAATCTCCGACAGAAAGAATACTATCTGAAACAAGACGGTATTTTACAACTCCGGAATGTGAAACGAGAACATTTGTACCTGAAGAATAATTCGGGATATTACCAATATCAAAACTACCATCCGTCCTAAGCAACCCTGCTCCAGATCTGTAAAGATTAGTATCTTCAACAGCAGAACCAGACCCCCACTGAATCTTACCATTAACAGTAAGATGAAATCTGTAATTTGAATCACCGGCAACGTCCGTAATTATAGCATCAGCCGTTTTCGCAGAATGTTGAATATGAATCGGTACAACATCAGTATCCGTAGCTTCCAAATGCAAAAGGTGCGTCCCTGCCGCAGGATTTCCCGTATTTTGATTTAGCTCAAGTAAATGACCACTAGCAGCACCTGTCCATTCAAAATACATCCCACCAGCCGGATTTGTAAAGCGCCATGTCAACGTCTTATCCGCCATTGTTAAGACATGGCTAGAATCCGGATCTTGAATATCATCAAGCTTCGTGACAGTAGTAAGCGTCCCCCAAGTAGTACCATTATAAGTTTGATGCACATCAGTAGACTCATTATAAACCGTACAACCTTCTCCAGGAACAAAACCAGACCATGACGACCCGTCCCATGTGTAAATGTAATCCGCAGTCCATCCATTTGCAGTTGCCGTCGAAATATATCTATCATCTACGCTGGGGGAAGAAGGAAGACCGCCCGTGGGGTCATAGTAATTGATGACCGCTTCGCGCCAAGCTAGGAGCGTAGAAGTGCTAATCTCGGGATAGATCGCTTTCCCTAAGACTTCCGCCAAAGTTTTCGACATCGCATGAGGGTTATCCAATTGCCACTCTTGCGGCGACGGATAAGTATAAGACGGATCTGAATGACAGACTCCCATCTCTGTGATAATGCGATCCCGTAAACTAGATACAGTCATAAAGCACAAATCCTAGAAGCATCATTCGACCAAGTTACTGGTATATTTGACCCATCCGGTGTAAACGGGAACCCAGTACCAGCATCAAGATAAACGATCAACGGTGAAGTAGCAGCCGAACCAGTATCTTTCCAAAGAACTATCGCTTCGCAAGTAGGGCCAGTTACGCTCGGGAAAACTGAATCATCAGCATCTAGAACTCCTAATGAATTGGTCTTACCAGTCAGCGTTGTTTCTGCTATTTTGGCAGAATCAGGGATATCATTCACAAACTCGTCAACATCTATTGAAACAGAGTACTCGGAGGTGTCGATCAGAAAAGCACGTATTCGGTCGTTAACCCAATCTATCTCTCCACCTCCGAATTTCTCCTTACCTTTGCCGTAGAAGGAAGACATCATCCCTCACTTTCTATAGTTTACAGATTAGTAATGAATTATTCTTCCTACTAACGGTGATTACTCCTCTTCCTCTTCCTCTTCCCTTAATAGGTCTCTGGCAGCATCAATTAACCGTTCGGCAGTTTTGACGCCTATCCCTTGGATAAGAATGAGGTCCTCGACGGACCTTTCAATCAGGTCCTGGACAGTGAAGATACCTTCATCTGTTAAGGCTTCGACGGTGTCGTCCTTAATCTTCGGTATCTCCTTCAAGCCCAGGACTGGGCGGTCTTCATTGATTT